TCCACTGCCCGTTGCTGGCTCTGGAAATCATGGTGGCAGCGACACGTTCTGAGGTCATGTTGCGCTCCAGCTCCGCAAAGACAAGGATAATTTTGAGCATCGCTTCTCCCATAGCCGTACTGGTGTCGAACTGCTCGTTTTTCGAGACGAAGGTAACGCCCAGGTCTTTAAGCTCCTGGTACATCTCTGCAAAGTCCAGAAGGTTTCTGGAGATTCGGTCAATCTTCCAGACCAGGAGATGAGTGTACGTGCCGGTCCGAAGTTGAGACATCATTTTCTGAAATTCTGGCCGGATGGTATTTTTGCCAGAGTACCCGGCATCCTCGAAGACCGTCACATCGTCAGTGTTCAGTATCAGCTTGGCGTATGCAATCAAGTCTTGACGCTGCATAGGCAAAGAGTCCCTGTCAATCTGGTGCAGGGTAGAGACTCGTATGTATATAGCCACTTTTGCATGAGTGGCAGCACTGTTTGAAATCATATTTTTCCTCCAAAAATACGCCGTCCCATTACAGAACGGCGCATGTTCATTTCTACGCCCTTTTAGTCGGGCAATTCAATATTACTTCCCTTAATCCGGCAAAATCCGTTATGTAAGGTTTTAGAGCTTTCAGAGAATTAAGAGAAATATTTTTCTGGTTGGGCTTTTGCTCATCAAGCACATAGGTAGGCAGAACGTAGAACTCCCAGTATTCCAGGGCGAGCGGCGAGACATCTTTCGTCAGTGCTTTGTAGAGGCAGAAAACGTAGAGGTCAGAATGCCGCTTGATGTCCGGAGAGTATCCAGCTTTCGGGTCCCAGGCCCTATGAGGAGCTATGCTGAACTGTATGTGCTCGTGGTACGCTTCGTCCCAGGACTGGAGGTAAGAAGCGGATTTGACTTCGATTCGCTGTCCGGTAGGACTGGTTAAATCAAAGGGGAGCCAATCAATTCGCATTTTCGAATCGGGGGGGGGTAATAACGCACTGTATACTATGTATTCTGCAAGTACGCCCCGGTCTGTGTTATTGAGCAGATCACTGTAAGCCCAGGACCAGAAATCTACTACTGACAAGCCGGTGTCTTCCCCATGAAAAGTAAATTTGTTGTTGGATGTTAATTGCTCCATGCAGGAATCCTCCCTTCGCAGAGAGAGGTTATGCCATGGATATTGCCGTCAAGAGCGAAAACCAACGCCCGGCGGCAGTCGGTGTCTGTCAGAATATCGGAATAGGTATGGACCAACGGCAGGAACTCACGAACCGAAAGCGAGAGCTTCTTCCGCAGGTGCGCTATTTTGTTAATCGTTCCGGCAGACAGCGATGCAGGCCCTTCCTCCAGAGAAGAACAGAAGGAAGAGAGATAGAGCAGTAGAGCCGCAGCATCACAATTCAGTTGTTCTTCGGTCCGGGCCAGGAAAAAGTATTTCTTTGAGTCCATAAGCCCTCCTGTCCGGTATCATCTGAAACGACGATACCAATCTAAACGGATAATCTTTTTTCGTCGTCAAGGTATTTCTTGCTTTCCTCAAGAGCCTTGAGGTAGCCCTTCATTTCCCCTTTAAATTCATAACGCTTTTCTGTTGGCAGAGCCTTGTAAATACTCAGCAGCTCCTTCTCATCATCAGTGTAAGTTTCGGCCTGGACGTCAGTGTAAGCAGATTCTTTTCCGGTCAGAATGTAGTCGGTAGAGACGTGCAGAAACCGGGCGATGTCTGCGATGTATTTGGCTGGCGGCAGAGTGTTTCGAGCCTTCCAGGTAGAGTAGGAAGACTGGTTAATGCCAAGAAATTTGCACAGCGCATAAGGCGTTTGTTCCCTCTGTTCGAGAACTGTTTCGATTCTGTCGATTGCCTCCATGTAGCACCTCCGTAAAATAATTCGAGAAATCGAAGAAAAACTCTTTACAAATTCGAGTTTTCGAGCTACAATACAATCACAAGCTACAAATGATTCGCAAATGGGAAGTGCTAAATCACATAAGTAGTTTGTGATTGCGTATGTAGTGTACGTTTGTACCGTTAAATTGTATCATTTTACTTCGAGAAAGTAAACTACATATGCAAAAATCCATCAGAAAGGAGGAAAAGCATAATGCAGGGCAATATCACTGACTGGGGCAAGGAAGTTAAGAAGGGTCTGATTGAACGTGGCTGGTCTATCAACGATTTGGCTGAGAGAATCGGCAAGTCAAGAACCAGGGTATCCGGAGTTGTGAATGGCCGGATTTACTCGGATTCGATTGCAAGTGCAATCAGTGACCTTCTTAACATCGAAAAGGCATCAGCGTCCATGAAAGAAGCAACCAGAGATTGGTGTATGGATGCAAGAAAAGCCATGATTGACCTGGATATGAACACAGGGGAGCTGGCTGATAAGACTGGTTACTCTACACAATATCTGAATGCAATTATCTGTGGCAGATGCTATTCGCCACCGGTTATGAAAGTGATAAGCGGTGCGCTCGGAATCCAGGAATATCAAGGGAAACAGGATTCCTCTAAAGACAGTTAAATTGTAACAGGAAAGATGGTGTGAAGAAATGGGAAGAGGCTCTACGAAAGGTAATGAAAATGTGTATTTTGTTGCCAGAAAAAGGGCAGCAATGTACAACGAGAGGCTATACTCCAGAGAAGGTGCGGCGGAGTTGCTTGGCATATCTGTTTCAACACTCGCAGATTATGAGTTGGGAAATACGAAGGTAGTTCCGGTAGACAAGGTGGTTCTCATGGCGGACCTCTATAATGCACCGGAGCTGAAAACTGGGTATTGCAAGCATGAATGCCCGATATGCAGTTATCTTCCGGTTGCAACAGAGGCGAAAGGCCTGGAAGGGATAACCCTTCGGCTGATGAAGAGACTGGATTGCGATGAGCTGAACCGCATCAAAAAAGAACTCGTAGACATTACAGAAGATGGAATCATCGACGAAACGGAGAAGCCGGAGCTGAAAAAGATCCTGGCTTTTTTAGATGAAGTTGCGGAGTCCATCAGTGAGCTGAAAATCGTAGGCGAGAAGTATTTGAAGAAGGTGTGAGTATGGACGTACAGAAAATGCTTGAAATTCTGAAAAGAGATTACGGAATTGAGAGCAAAGAGGAACTGATAGAAAGATTTGAGTCCAGCAAGGGAATCAACATCGGAATTTTCACTGAACGGAGGCAGACAGCATGAGAAGCAGGGTTATGAGACGTAGGATGCACAGGGTTCTGTGGAAGAAACTGAGCAGAATCTACACAGTGGATATGGCAGAGGTCCTGGGCTGGATAGCATACATAAGCATCATGGGAATTTTCCAGTGCTTCTGTATCGTGATGGCTTGTGAGCAGAGAGGCAGGGTAGCTTTTGGAGGAGAGTATTTGATTCTTCCGGCGGCGATACTTGCAAGACTGTGGATTCCAGAAATGATACAGAGCGTGACTGGTGTTCTGGAGATGCCGGATGAGGAAGAGGAAGATGTGTGAGATATGCGGACAGAATCCTTGCCATTCGAGATGCCCGAATGCTCCGGAACCGAAAGAGGTTCATATCTGTTCGGAATGTCTGGAAGGAATTTATCCGGGCGACAGATTCTATGAGAGCTGTGGAAGTTATGTGTGCGAGGAGTGCTTAAAAGGCATGACGATTGATGAAATATTTGAATTACTGGGCGAGAGCCTGGAAAAAGCATAGGAGGTAGGATATGGGACAGATGACCGTAGAACAGTGGTACGGCACGATAAAAACCGGACTGACGAAGAAACTGACCGAGAACAAAGAAGCGTTACCGGCCGGGTTTAATCAGCAGAGATTTATTCTGAATTGCATTACAGTGATCCAGGATATGATGAAGGACGATAAGAAGAAAGCACAGTTGGAGAAAATCAACCCGGAAACCATCCCGGTTTGCTTAGCAAAAGCAGCGTACCTGGGACTGGACTTCTTCAACGGCGAGTGTTACGCCATCCCGTATGGCGGAAACCTCAGCTTTCAGACCGATTATAAGGGCGAGATCAAGCTCTGCAAGCGGTACAGCAAAAATAAGATTAAGGACATTTTTGCCAAAGTAGTAAGAGAAGGGGATGAGTTTTCGGAAACTATTGACAGCGGACGGCAGAACGTGTATTTCAAACCGATTCCGTTCTCTGACAAGGAGATGGTCGGTGCATTTGCGGTGGTACTTTTTGAAGATGGCTCGATGATGTATGACACCATGAGCAAGAACGACATCGAAAATGTAAGGAACACCTACTCCAAGGCGAAAGACAGCCAGGCGTGGAGAAGCAGTACCGGCGAGATGTACAAGAAAACGGTGCTGAGAAGACTGTGCAAGCTGATTGATTTGGACTTTGACAATATAGAGCAGGCAAAAGCCTACGAAGATGGTGGAGATGCGGTATTCAATCAGCAGTCCCTTCCGGGAACGACAACAGGACAGGCACTGTTGCCGGAAAATGATAAGCCGGTAGACGCTTTTGCAGCGATGAAAGCCCAGAAGCAGGCAGAGCCGGTTATTGACGGAATGGTTTTGGAAGAGGCGTAGGAGGCAGTGACATATGGTTTTGACGGCAGAGAATTATTATAGCAAAGAAGCGAACAAGGAGTACATGAGCGTGTCCCAGTATAAGGATTTCGCCGGAACATACGGAAAGATGGCGTGTGAATTTTCAGCCATTGAGAAGCTGGAAGAACGGTGGGCGCAGAAAAAGACCACGCCGCTTCTGGTAGGTTCCTACGTGGATTCCTACTTTGAAGGAACGCTCGAAGAGTTCAAGAAGGAGAATCCGGAAATCTTCACTCAGAAGGGCGAGCTGAAAGCGAATTATAAGCAGGCAGAGAGAATCATCGCCAGAATGGAGAGAGACCCACTGTTTATGCAGTATATGAGCGGAGAAAAGCAGGTCATTATGACTGGAGAGCTGTTCGGGGCAGAATGGAAAATCAAAATTGACAGTTTCGTGAGAGGAATTGCGATTACGGACCTTAAGGTTATGGCATCGATCACTAAGCTGGAGTGGGTAAAAGATATCGGTTATTTAGATTTTGTGCGGTACTGGGGCTACGATATCCAGGGTGCAATATACCAGGAAATTGTGTACCAGAATACCGGAGAGAGACCACCATTCTACATTGCAGCAGGGACAAAAGAAGAGGAGCCAAACATCGAAGTGATTCATGTAACACAGAATTATCTTGATGAGGCAAAACACATGGTAGAAATGAATATGCCGAGAATCCTCAGAGTGAAGAATGGGGAGGCTGAACCGGACAGATGCGAGATGTGCGATTGTTGTAGGCATACAAAGGTTTTGAAGAGACCGATTTCAATTACGAACCTGGTAGCCGGAATTTAGGCGGTGAGTAGATGGCAGACAATAAGAAATATTACTATTTGAAACTGAAAGAGGATTTCTTTGATTCTGATGAAATGCTGCTTCTCCAGGGAATGAAGGACGGGTACTTGTACAGCGACATACTCATGAAGATGTACCTGCGGAGCCTGAAAAATGAAGGGCGGTTGATGTACAAGGACTACATCCCGTACAGTCTGGAGATGATCTCAACGATTACGAGGCACCAGGTAGGGACGGTAGAACGTGCGATGAAGATTTTTGAGCAGTTGAAGTTGGTAGAGGTACTGGATAACGGTGCAATCTATATGATGGACATTCAGAATTTCATCGGACAGAGTTCTACAGAGGCGGACCGGCAGAGGAAGTATTATCGCCGCATCCAGGACGAGAAGAAACTGAGCGGCTCCCAGACGCCGGAGGCATTGATTCCAGAGATGCAGGAACCGGAGCAGGAGAAACCGCCAGTAGAAAAACCACCGAAGCCGAAAAAGGCAACCGCAAAGAAGGAAGACACGATGCAGCTCTATGAGCGTCTGGTTCCAGATTATGCACTTGGCGGCGAAATCAGAGAAAAGATGTGTGAATGGTGTACATACAAGATTGAACGCAAGGAAGGTTACAAAGAGCAGGGAATGAAATCCCTTCTCCGGCAGGTAGAAAAGAAAGTAGCAGAATTTGGAGAAGGCCGGGTGTGTGATTTGATTGAGGAGTGTATGTCAAATAACTGGAAAGGCATTATCTGGGATAAAATGACGCAGATTCCGCAGAGACCAGCCGGGGACAGGATTCAGAACAGAGTGAGTGAGGTAGATAACTGGTAATGACAAGAGAGGAGTTCAAAACGCTTGTTAAGGGAATGAAAGCTGTATACGCACAGCCGACATTCATTCCAGACCAGGATGCCTTCAATGTATGGTTTGAGTTGCTGAAAGATATTCCGTATCAGCAGGCCAACGTAGCAATCCAGAAGTATATGCTGACAGAGAAGTTTCCACCAACGATAGCAGACATCAGAGAAAAGGCAACGCAGATTGTTGAGAGCGTGGATAGCAGCATGAGTGAGTTGGAGGCATGGTCTTTGGTAAGAAAGGCGGTCAGAAATTCCGGGTATCATTCAGTGGAAGAATTTGAGAAACTACCGGAGGCTTGCCAGAGAGCCGTAGGAAGTGCGGCAAATCTGAAAGAGTGGGCGTTGATGGATTCTGAAAGGGTTGAGACGGTAGAACAGTCTCATTTTATCCGGAATTACAGGACAACAGTGCAGAGAATCAGCGAAGAGAAAAAACTGCCGGAATCAATCCGGTTGCTGATTGCCAGCATGAGAGGCAATGCGCTGGAGTTGGAAAAGAAAGAGCAGCCTGCGCTCGAAGCTAAGAAGCAGGCAGAAGAAAAAACAGAACCGGAACCGGGAATGTCTGAGGAAACGAGGGCGAAGTTCCAACAGGTCATGCGGAACTTGCAGGGGAAGGTGTGATATGGAGGTGAAGTGACATATGGATATGGCAGAGATTGGAGCGAATATCCGGAGTTGCAGGACAGAAAAGGATATGACGATGGAGGAGCTGGGAAAAGCAATCGGTAAGAGCCAGTCGGCGGTAGCGGATTATGAAAAAGGCAGAGTAGACATTCCGGTATCTTCCCTCATCAAAATTGCAGAAACCCTGGAAATTCACCCGGCAAAGCTGTTCGGTATGCAGACAGCAGATGAGCAGTTTGAGCCGGATGCCACGCTGAGAATTTTCAGTGCGGAGGACAGACGGACTATTGCAGGAATCTTGGTAATGAATGGTTATACAACCCGGCATATCAAGGTTGCAAGAGAAGGAAAGAAGAGTAGCTGGTACTGCATCCAGGCCATGCTTGAAGAAAGCAACCTGGGAAGTCAGTAGGAGGCGGACATGAAAAAAGCGAAGTTTACGGTGTACGGGGAGCCGAAAGGAAAAGGCAGACCGAGATTCAATACGAAGACCGGCCATGCCATAACCCCGAAAGATACAGTGTCCTATGAAAATCTGGTAAAGCTGGAATGGCAGACAGCCTACGGGACAGAGAGTTTTCCGAAAGAGGCGATGCTGGATATGAGGATTAAGGCGTACTACCGGATTCCTAAGTCGGCATCGAAGAAAAAAAGAGCTGCGATGCTGGCAGGAGAGATACGCCCGACTAAGAAACCGGATATGGATAACGTAGTAAAGATTATCGCTGACAGCCTCAACAACCTGGCATATTACGATGATACGCAGATTGTTGACTGCCAGTGCCGGAAGTTCTACTCAGAGAATCCGAGAGTAGAAGTGACGATTATAAATTTGTCAGAGGAAGAATAGGAGGAAATTCACAGTGGATGAAAAAATGGAGATAAGACTGGTAAATCCAACGGAAGACGGGTTCTTGCAGAGGATTGATTGGAACAAAGCAGAGCTGGAGGAGAATGTCAGAAGCATTGTGGCAGCATACCAGGGATTGGTGTATACGGAAGATACGGTATCAGATGCGAAGAATGACAGAGCTGCCCTTAGAAAATTGCTCAATGAGATTGAGGACAGAAGAAAGCTCGTCAAGAAAAAGTGCATGGAGCCGTATGAAGTGTTCGAGAGTGACTTGAAGGATGTAACGGCACTCATCAAGGAACAGATCAGCATCATTGACGGGCAGGTAAAGGAATATGAGAACAGCGTAAAAGAGGAGAAGAAAGCCAGATTGCAGGATGTATATGCTGAGGCAATCGGAGAGCTGGCAGAGGTTCTTCCTTTTGAGCGAGTGTTTGAGGCACAGTATCTGAACGTGAGCTTCAAGGAAAGCAAGGCAGCAACCGAAATCCAGGAAAAGGTTCAGAGAGTAAAGAGCGACCTGGCGGCTATTGATGCACTGGATAGCAAGTACAAGCTGAATGCGAAGGATGTATATGTGAGGACACTTGATATGTCCAAGGCCATGGCTGAGAATGCCCGTCTGATTAAGTTTGAAGAGCAGATGGAAGCAGACCGTAAGAGAAAAGCCGAGGAAGAGGAACGCCGGAGAGCCGAAGCAGAAGCCAGAGCCAAAGAAGCAGAGGAGCGCAGACGCCAGGAGGCTGAAAGAATCGCTGCGGAACGTGCGGAGAGAGAAAAAGCACTGGTAGAACAGCAGACCCAGGAGGAAAGAGCTTCGGAATCTGGCTACGACACACCAGTTCCGGATAAGACGGCAGATGCGCAGAGTGAGGAACCTGCAGAAAAGCCGGCTGAAAAAGAAGTTCTTCCGGAGGAGAAGAAATACAAGGCAACCTTCTATGCGATTGGTACGCTCCAGCAGTTGAAGGATTTGCAGGAGTACATGAAAGAACATAATATCCAGTTCGGAAAGGCAGGTAAGTAGGATGAGTGATTTTGTGAAGGAATTGAATTTTGATGGCGATACCTTTAATGACATGAAGAGAGATATGAATTTTGTCTTACAGAGACTGCTCGGTAATATGCAGGAAAAGGAGTGCCAGGAAGGAACACTGACACTAAAACTTGATGTGTCACTCACGAGAGAGTATGTGCCGAACTACAATCCGAATATTCCTGGAGAGAGCAGAGAGATTGCGAAGCCGAAGTTCAGTCACAAGGTAACGAGCCAGATGAAGGTTGAAGATATGAAAAAAGGTAACCTGGACACCGAGATGGAGCTGTTCTTGAATGAAGAGACCGGGGAGTACGAGATGAGACCGGTTGCCGACACTACGCAGAGAAGTATTTTTGATGCAGACTACAGAGATGTGACGGAGCCGGGACCGGCAGGAATCGAGCCGGATATTGGTCCGGAATACATCGAACATCCGGAACTTCCGGGAGAGGTAGTAGATGAACATGCCCTTCCTGGCCCGGTGGAAGAATGCGAGGATGCAGACGAGAGCGTATATGACGATTCTACGGGCGATAACCTGGAAGATACACAATTTACTGATGAAACCGATTTAGACGGCGCAGAGGACGGTACAGAGATTACAAGCGGCTCTGAGGAAGACGAAACCGACACCGAAGATGATGAGTATGGATATGATGAACCAGAGGAGGAAGAGTAAATGGAGCTGAAAGATTTAGTAGGGAAAATGGCAATCAGAACACAGAAAGCGAGAGGGTTTGCGCCTTGGGAAACGGACCGTGCGATTCGCTTAGATTTTATGGTTCCTGTACCGATTTTTGATGATAGAGAGAGGTATATGGACGAACCGGTAAAAATTGTGGCAGTGGAAGAAAGCCAGGTTGTTATTGAAAGAGATGGCAAGAGAGAGCTGCTGGAAAGAAAGTATGTTGATGAACACTGGACGGATTATGAGAGGCTTCTGCATCCGGAAGAGGAAGAGAAGGAAAAGGCTGAAAAGCTGATGAAGGAGTTCGAGGTAGCGGCGGAACCTATCAAGCGTTTCCTGGCAGAGCATTATGACCCGATGTGTACGGCGGTGATCTCCATGGATAACATCCAGATTTTCAGAGGAGAACTGGGCGAGCCGATTCAGAATATCTGTTGCCGGTGCGGAGCAGAGGTTGAAGAGGAAATGAAGGGATAATAAATGGATAAAAGGCCGAGAAAAGAAGATGGGTCATTGTTCATATCGTGTAAATCATGCGGAGTGCCGCCGGACAGATGCAAGGGCTTTTGTATTTTCCAGAGAATGACGGCAGAAGCAGAAAAGCAGAAACAGGAGGGAAAGTCGAATGGCAAAATTTAATATCGAAGTAGAACTTGACTGGATGGATGAAGAGGCATATTCCATCGATGATGAGTTGAGAGAACGGATTGTGGAGGGCGTGGAAAACGCCCTTCTGGAAAAGGCAACGAATGAAGCTGTAAAGGCAGTGGATAATAGAATTGCAGAGAAGATTCTGCAGGCGGAAGAAACGATACAGGCAACCGTAGACCAGTTCATTGCGAATGTGTGCGAGGAGAAGATTGGAAAGATTGTTATCCCGGAAAAGAAAAGCACCTGGAGCGATGAAGTAACGTACAAGCCTCTGTCTGAATACGTGGGAGAGAGATTTGAACTGTTCCTTACGGAAAAGAGATATGACAGGGACGGCCGCATTGCAAGTTATTCCAGTGACAGGAAATTATCCGCCGCCGGTCTGCTCACGAGTCAGTATCTGGAAGAGGAACTTGGAAAGAAGGTTGAAAAGCTGATTGCGAATGCTAAGAGAGAGGTAGAGGAATCTCTGATAAAATCACTGGAACAGAATTTGAAAGAAAACCTTGCGAAAGACACGATTGAAAGAATGAATATCCCGGAAGTGTTGAAGAAATTAAGCAGCATAGGAGCAAAGCAGGTAACCGGAACATCATTGCCGGAGTAAAGGAGGAAGGATATGAGTGATTTTACCATAGGGCATGTTACAGACCAGAAGGAAGGACCGATGGATGGAGTGTACGCTGAGACGAAGGGCACATACACGAAGTTCAAAGGAACCGGAGCATTTCAGAAAGAGAAGAGAATCCTGTATCAGAAAGTAACGGATGTCGGAATCAAGGCCAGTTTGCAGACCGGCATGGTAAGCATCAATGACAGAAACCGGAACCAGGCAATAGCGGTAAGCATTACGGAGATGGTTGCGATTCTGAATGAGGCTTTGAGATACGGAACGGCAGGAATGGGAAAGAAGGTGCGGCTGTGATCAACAGGGCAAGCGAAGGAACGTGTCGTCAGTGTGGCAGAAGAATCCTGTGGGTGCGGATGAAGTCCGGAAAGAATATGCCGGTAGACATGGCACTGCATAATTACAAGAAGGACAGCACCGGAAAAGAAAAAATCGTCACGCCGGACGGAGAGGTAGTGGCAGGAAGAATTCTGGTAGGCGAGCGTGGAGATGGAGCAGGTTATATTTCACACTTCGCTTCATGCAAGAAGTACCGGAGATAAAAAGAAAAGCCGCCATATCCCCATGGCAGCTCCTCAAATGTTCGTAGATAGATTCATTATATGGAGCAGAGCAAGAAAAGTCAAGGAGGTATGGCGGTATATGGAAAGGCAGAGTGAGCAGGAACTGTTAGCAATCGCACCTGTGGAAACGGAGAGTCTGGAGGGAAACAGAATCTACCAGGTAACAGGGAGAGAACTGACACAGATAGCGGAAATATCTGCGAGAGAAGCGGTCAAAATGTGCAGAGAAGAGCGAAAAAAGACCGAAAAACGTGAGCAGAGTAACGCTGATAAGGTAAAAAGAACCAAGAAATTGTTATCAGACTACCGTAGACTGAAAAGGGAAATCCCGGAAAAGGAAGAATTTACGGAAGGCGAGAAAGTAGAAAAACGGTGGGCGTTTCTAAGAGATTTGATGGGTTCGGCACATATCAATAGCCAGGAAAGCGTAGTAGAGAAAGAAGAAAAACGCAGGGCGGAGAATATGTATTACATCAACCGGATAGAGCGTGCGATTGAGACGTACCGGGAGGAGTGCGAAACATCGAAAAAGCCAGAAGCTATGCGGTGTTACAGGGAAGTGTACGAATACTACATAGCGGAGGAAGAAAAGACGGTTGCTCAGATTGCGAGTGAGGAATGCGTGAGTGAGAAGACTGTCTATAAGGACATCGGGAACGCCTGCAAGATCATAGCTGTGTACCTGTTGGGTGTGTGAGAAAACTGGGTTCAAAAACAGTAGAAAATATGGAATTGACGAGGGTAAAATACCTGTGGTAACGTAGTAAGTGCCAAAAGCCCATATGTCACACCATAAAAATGGAGCACTGTGAATCGACTTTTCCTTCTCTGATGGCTGGGCGGTCTTCGGACCGCAAAGCCGGAGGAAGGGATTCTTAAAAAACGGTAAACAGCCTGTATTCCCTGTACTTAGGTAGGTAATCTGGTATAATTAAAGTATGGAAAACAACGGTTTTTCAAGGGAAAAGGAGCAGACGGACAATGGGAATTTATACGAGCAGATATAGCAACAAAGAGCTTGCAGATGGCAAATATTACTGTGTAGGAATCAGCATCGGGACGCCGAAATTCAAACTGGCGTACAGACTGGAAAACCAGTGCTACTCACTGGCACCGAAAGGGTATATGCTGAGAATGAACCTGGAAGATTTCAAGAAAGCCTATTACGAGAAGCTGAACGGCATAGGCAAGGACAGAATCATCAACATGGTTATGAAGATGGAACGTGACGCAGCGGCCCAGGGAAAGGATTTGGTCCTCCTGTGCTACGAGGATGTGAGAATCCCGGAAGATTGGTGTCACAGAACTGTTTTTGCTGAGTGGTGGGTGGAGAACACTGGAGAGATTATCGAAGAACTTCCAGACCCGAATCCCCCGAAGGGAAAGAAGGTAGCAACGACAAGTAAGAAGCCCGAAGTGCAGACGAAGCCAGATGATGGCTACCAGCAAATGAGTCTGTTTGGTATGGGCGCTTTAATATAATATCCGGAGCTGGTGTAGGCAGCACACGACTATTCCATAGTTGAGGCCCTGTTCATCGCAGGGCTCCGGTCCAAAAACAACGGCATCGCATCCGAAAGGGTACGGTGCCTTTTTTGATGCAAACGAGAGAAGGGAGAGTTGATAAGCAATGGCATTTTTCAGAGACCCAGGAGAGATGTTTTTGGGGTGCTTGGGTACGGTGGAGCAGAGATACTTGGTAAATCTGATAAAGAATGCTGCGAAGAACGGGTATACGAGGTTTGTGGAGCCATGTGCCGGAACATTCGCCATGAGCAACTTGGCAATCCAGAACGGGTATAAGCCGGAGCAGATTGAGACGAGCGATGTGTCTATGATGAGTTCGGTTATGGGGTATGCCATTACGGGCAAGCCACTTGATGAACTGGAGATACACGCCCAGGGATTTTCCGATGAGGAACTGTTGGACCCGGCGGTTGCCTTGTATGCTCAGATGTATCTGAGAACATCGAAGACGGCCGGCAATGAGTATTTCTTTAATCTGCTGAAAGATTTAAGAGACAGAAGAGAGGAACATATTGAGCATATCCGACAGAGCCTGGAGAATATCAAGAAGGAAATGTATGGCATGACGTATCGCCCGTTGGATATGTGGGATCATCTGGACGAGGTGCTTGACGATCCACACACGCTGGTTATTGCCAATCCACCGACCTACTTCTCCGGCTATGAGAAGTTCTATGACACACAGGGGAAAATGACCTGGAAGGAACCAGAGTATAAGCTGTTCGACCCGGAAACAGGACACGTTGAGTTGTTTGACCGGTGCATGAATGCGAATGCGCTGGTTGTTTGCTACCAGGAAAAAAGAACCGGAGAGGCTGTAGGAGAGCCGATATTTGCAAGAGCCGGTACGAGAGCAGATTTGAACAGCTACATTACCTCGAACAGAGGAGAAGAAGCGGCGGCACTGGCAGAGGGAAGAAAAATCAAAAGACCTTCCGAAAGTAAGCTGGCACCGATTGCCTGTAGTATGTTGCCGAGAGATTACGAGATAACGGAGAAAAGCAAGGTACAGATCATCTCCATTAAGGCAGCAGAGGCACAGTATTACAGACAGCTATGGACGCATAATTTTGTTGGTTCATCGGCTACGTTCAATAGAGCTGTTCTGATTGACGGGATGGTATCGGGCGTATTTGGGATTTCAAAGATGCAAGCCACATCACTCTTCATCTGGTACGTTATGAAGGTCCCACACACCACGTATCGGCTCGGTAGACTACTGTATATGTTGGCACAGAATCATTGCTTCACAGAAACGCTCCTGGACGATCTGGAACGTGAGAAGGTAACGAAAGTCCGGACCGCCATGCTGACGAAGTATCCGGAGAACAAAGAAGTCCGGGGTATTATGAAGCTGGTAAACCGGCAGAAGGATAAGAACAACGGTTTCAAGCTGACATACGAAGCGGAGCTGGCTGACCGAACAGAGCAGGAAACATTGGAAGAATGGTTAAGGAGGGAAAGACAGTGGCAGAAGAGCAGAAAGCAAAATATGAAATAATTTATGACATGGGTACGGAGCTGTACATTGCGAAGGTGCAGTTAGCAGAGCTTAAGGAGCAGGACATCAATGCCAGGATAATGAAAAATGAGATGCAGGACCAGCTCACAGCGAACATCAAAAACAGAGGGCAGTTGGAGAGTTTACCTCTGATTGCACTGATGGGAGAGAAGCTGGAGATTATTTCAGGGCATCACAGAGTAAAGAGTGCAAGAGAGGCTGGACTGAAAGAGATTATCGTTATCCTGGATAAGAGCGGGCTGACCCGAAGCAAGGCGGCTTCTAAGCAGTTGGCTCACAATGCAATCTCTGGGTTTGATGATGAGAGTACGCTGAGAGAAATTGTGAAGATGATGGATAACGTCGATGATATGATGGAGAGCTATATAGGGAAAGAAATTCTGGAAGAACCGTTGGAGCAGTTTGATAAGCTGAATACTCCGGCGGTTCAGTTTGATTTCAAGACCATTGCGTTTGCGTTTCTTCCGAACCAGATTAGAGACTTGGATGCACTGATGAAGAATCTGAACGGTAGTTGTGCTGAGATTATCGGTGTTGCTGCCTATGAGCAGTGTGAGAAGTTCGTGGAGACACTGGATAAGTACCAGCAGTTTACGGACATCCGGAACGTAGGGGCGGCAGTCCATTCCATGATTGATGCTGCAAATGAGAAAATGGACAATGCCGGTTTTGACCCAGACATGGATTGGACGTACCTTGCGAAAGTATTTGGCAGTGCTGCCATTCCGGTAGAATCGGCAGAAGTAATCAAAAAAGCTCTGAAAAAAGCAGAGAAGGACGGCACGATTACCAGTAAGAATAAATGGCAGATGATTGAATACTGGGCGGCCGACTACCTGGCAGGGAAGTAGGTGGTTGAATGGCGGCAAAGCAGAAGTATGATGAGAGATTTGTAAAAATTGCCAAGGTATTGTGCATGAGAGGCGGTACGGATGAGGATTTAGCTGACGCATTCGAGGTATCTCCGAGGACAATCAACCGTTGGAAAAAGGATTACCCGGAGTTTGCAGAGGCTCTGGCCGCCGGAAAAGAATATGCAGATGCAGAAGTCGAACTGAGTCTGTATAAGCGAGCAAAAGGAAGTAAGAAGAAAACGAAAGTAACCCGGAAAATTATTGAGATGGACAAAGACGGTAATACCAAGCCTGCGAAGATAGAGACGGTTGAGACCGAAGAGGACATCATACCGGACGTAGGAGCGTGCTGTTTCTGGTTGAAGAATCGTAGGCCGGACATCTGGAGAGATAAGCAGGAAATTGGTCTTTACGAGATAGAAGACATGGAGGGTATCGAAGCCGACATTTATGGCGGCGAAGAATAAGGGCTTATCCAACCCGTATGTCAAGGTCAACAGGCGCAAGCGTATAGGGTTCAATTTCAGCGACAAGCACAAGCGGTATATCAAAAATTGTGCGAACAGTACCTACAATATCCTGGAAGGTGCTGTTCGTTCCGGTAAGACGGTAGATAATGTTTTCGCATTTGCTCACGAATTAAAAACGACGAAGGATAGAATCCACCTGGCGACTGGTTCGACTATGGCGAATGCTAAGCTGAACATTGGAGATGCTAATGGGTTCGGTCTTGAGTATATATTTCGTGGGCAGTGCAGGTGGACTCAGTACAAAGGGAATGACTGCCTGCTGATAAATGGCCCGGATACGGGGTACAAAGACAAGATTGTAATCTTCGCCGGAGGTGCAGCGTCCGATAGTTACAAGAAAATCCGAGGCAACTCATACGGTATGTGGATTGCAACCGAAATCAACCTGCATCATGACAACACCATCAAAGAGGCATTCAACCGACAACTGGCAGCCAAGAACAGAAAAATCTTCTGGGACTTGAACCCAGACCATCCTAAGGCAGCGATATACGTTGATTACATTGACAAATACGCTGAGAAAGCGGCCAAGGGAGAGCTTCTGGGTGGTTACAATTACGAGCATTTCAATATCTTCGAGAATATCAACATCCCGAAGCAGAGAATAGCTGAGATTGTCAGCCAGTATGACAAGGACAGCATCTGGTACATCCGAGATATTGAAGGTAAGAGAAGTATTGCAGAAGGCCTGATATACGTTAAGCTGGCAACTTCCATAGCGGCGGAGGACGATGAGTACATCGTGCCGTTGGAAGAGACGATTGACATGGCGAAACGTGGAGAGTTCATAGAGCTGAATATAGGCGTGGACTTCGGAGGTAACGGCTCCGGCCACGCTTTTGTTGCGTCTGGTATTACCCAGGGATATGAGAAACTGTATGTGCTGTCCTCTGAATGGCACGATGCAGACGGAACAGACCCCGATGATTTGAACCGGATGTTTATGAAATTCGTTGAGAAGATATTGGACCGGTACGGATTCATTACGAATGTGTACTGCGATTCTGCGGAACTGGTGCTGAAACGAGGTTTGCAGAAAGCTATGATTGAGGCGGAACTGGGAAATATCAATGTCACGAATGCTGCCAAGTGCAAGATTACAGACCGTATCTTCACAATGACCACGCTCTCAGCAACTGGGCGTGTGTTCTTTACGCCAGATTGTGAAAGTGTTCTCGAAGCTATCAGCATGGCAGTTTGGAATCCGAAGAAAATGGAACTGGAGCGTCTGGATGATGGAACTAGTGATATTGACTCTCTGGATGCTATGGAGTACAGCTTCGAGAAGAGGATAAAGAAATTCATTAAGAAGACGGGGTGAACTGATTGAGAATTGCAAATATATTGAGAAAGGTGTTGAGAAGATTGGTGCCGAATAACAGTGTGGAAAAAGCCCTGGGCGTTGATATATGCGAATCCGGAGTAATGCAGAATGCCATAGAGCTGTGGCACAACATGTACAAGAATGAACCGCCATGGAGAGGTGGAAAAGACAATGTGATTCCTCTGAATCTGCCGTCAGCGATCTCGGAGGAATTTGCCAGGCTGATACTAACGGAGTTCAGCATGGAGGTAACTGGCAGTCCGATGGCTGCTTTCATCAATGAACAGTTGAAAGACCAGCTTACTGACTTGAACAAATTTGTTGAGATGTACTGCGAAGGTGGGGCTATTGCGGTAAAGCCGTTCGTGACGAACATAGATGAAAACGGAAGACCAACGGCAATCGAGTTGGATTTCGTGAAAGCGGTGGATTTCTTCCCATGTGCGTTCAACAACAAGGGAGAGATAACGGCGGCGGTGTTTGTGGAAGGAAAGAAGATAGGAGATTACCTGTATACCAGGCTTGAATACCATGAGCTTACGGGAATGACCTATACGATCATCAACAAGGCGTTCAAATCCGAGGAGATTTACCAGTACAACGATGACGGAACCTATGCTGTGAGGGATAGATTCCGGAAAGAAGTGCCACTGTCTGAGGTGGATGAATGGGCGGGCCTGTCGGAAGAACCGGTAATTATCGGTAACATCGACAAGCCACTTTTTGCGTACATCAAAGTACCAAAGGCGAATAATATCGATACGGACTCGCCGTTGGGGGTATCGGTGTTCTCCAGAGCTACAGAGATAATAGAACAAGCTGACATTCAGTACGGGCGTGTATTGTGGGAGTACAAAGCCACAGAAGCCGCTATCTTGGGCGATTCTGAGTTGTTCCAGACAGATAAGCATGGAAAGCCGGTTCTTCCGGCAGGACAGGAAAGGATGTTCAAGACATTTGACTTCGACAGTGCGGACGGAACCAACAAGGGACTGCTAAAAGAGTATGCACCGCAGATTCGCCACGAAGCGTTGTTCCAGGGACTGAATAAGCTGCTAATGAAAATAGAGTTCCTGGTTGGTCTTGCCTACGGCACACTGTCTGAACCAACGGACATTG